TTTGAGGTTGATGCCCTAATTAACACTGGCTCTGCAGGAGCCGTAGCGCCTGGACTTAAGATTGGAGACGTGGTTGTGGCATCAAAATTGGCCTATCACGATGTTGACTTGACAGCCTTTGGCTATGACTATGGGCAAATGTCTATGCAACCACTCTACTTTGAAAGTGACTCTACCTTTGTAGAGACTTTTGAAAAGGTTTTGGCTGAAGCCTCTATCGACTCTAAAATTGGTCTTATTGCGACAGGAGATAGCTTTATTGCGGGTCAGGATAAGATTGATGCTATTAAAGGGCATTTTCCAGAAGTCTTAGCCGTGGAAATGGAAGGAGCAGCCATTGCTCAGGCAGCTCAGGCTCAGGCGGCTCAATCACAGCCACAACTTTCAGATTTTGACAAGGCTCAAATGCAGGCGGCAGCTCAAGCTCAAGCGTCCGCTTCACAATTGAAGCAACGCAAGTATGCCGCCCCACAGAAAGATGAAGGGCTTTTGGGCTTTATAAAAATGCTGGGGGCTGGTTTCCAGCAAAGTGTTGGTAGTGTGGCAGACGCCGCGGTTCAAGGAGGACACGTCCTTAATTACTTGAGAGACCGTGCAATGGGTGTCGACGAGAATACGGCGGCTAAAAACTTGTGGCAGAGTGGTGAGAGTATGCGAAAGAAAATTCACGACACCAAAGATATCGCTGGCAATAATTTGGTTGGTGTTTCAGGTGCTGATGAGGCGGCAGGTCGTATCGCCGCAGGTCAAGGAACGGTTCGTGATTTCTCTACAGTTGGCGGTCAAGGTTTGCAGGTCGGCTTGGACGCTACTCAGTTCATCAACCCGGCTGGAAACATAGCTAAAGGAGCTTCTGTAGTAAAAAACGCTGGTAGGTTCGCAGAGCTTCGACCTGTTCTAATTCAGGCAGGGAAAGAAGCAGGTATGAACGGTGTGTTGACTGGCGTAGCTACTACTGGTCGTACTTACGGAAATACTGGCGACCTTGGAACAGCTATTCAATCTGGTGTAGGGGACGCTACATTAGCTGGTACATCTCAGTTTGGTCTGGGGCTCGGTTCTAACCTCGTGGGTCGGGGCGTATCTCGCGTCAGGAACGGGTTCACTAAAGAATTGGCGGACGATATATCAGCGGGTGCGAAGTCTGAACTTCCTGGTTCACTTACGAAAAAAGCGGACGATATATCTACAAGGGTTGATAGCGACCCTAACGTCAGTTCGTTTGATAAAATCTTGAAAGAAAAAACAGAGGGGCTACCAACTAACTCAGTTGAAGGCAAGGTGGACGTTGAGGGACGTATCTCAGAGCGTGTTCCAGAGCGTATTTCAGAGCCACAGACACAGCAGATACCTTCTGTACAGGACCGAGGCTCTAATACACCTCAGGGCTTGCGAGAAGACCTTCCACAGCTAACCTCGGCAGAGAGGGTCAATTTGCCTGACAATTCTCAGGTTGGTTCCGTAAAAGCTAAAGAGGACTTGGATAAACTTTTGGAAGGTACTCCAAGTTTGAAAGAAGAGAAACCACTGCAGATTCCAGGACAAAATGAAAGTCCTGTTAAGTTACAAATCCCAGGGCAGAATGAAAGTCCAATCAAACTGCAGATTCCAGGACAAAATAAGGAGGTGGTTAAGGACATATTAGGTAAAGACCTTAAGCCTCTAACATCTGTTCAAAAGCGTGCTCTTAGGGAGGCAAAAGCGGGCTCAACTCAAGCCGAAGAAGCATTGATAAATGCTAAATTAAATCAGGCTGAAAAAGCAGTCCCTACGAAATCTCTTCCAGATGGAATGGTTCCTGAGCAGAGTAGCGGTAGCGGTATCGGTATGAAAGAGCTTGCAAAACGTGCCGTAACTGGTTCGGCGGCTCCAACGGACTTTAAGAAGGCACTAGCTCAAGCGTCAGGCTTATCACGCGACGCTGAGTTGCCAATCGGGGACATATTAGGAGAGGCTAAGTTGAGCAAGAAGATGAAAGAGCGGTACTCGGAAAAGTATGCTGAAATGGAAAAAATCATCGACCGTCAAAACCAAATCCAAAAGGAACATCGAAAATTGGTTAGGAACGACAATTTGACAGACGCGTCAGGGCTAACCAAGGAATGGTCATCACTTGAGCGTCAGAAGGGGGCGATAGCTACAGAGTTAAACGCAATGAACCGTTTGGCTGACAGTCGTCAATCGCTTGGTCATAAAGCCGCATATGTTACAGAGAACTTGGTCAGTATGAAGAACGCTAACCAGCTTGTAAGTGTTCCAGGTATAGAACGTAACTTACTCCAAGATATTATGGGTACTGCAGAAACATTCGCTAAGAACCCTATCCGCTCAGCTCGAGCTTTGAAGAATGGTGGTAATGTCTATGGGTCGGCATTGAACTCAGCGGTTGATAACTGGAAGAACTTCAGACCTGTATCTGTAACTGACGGTGCTAAAAGATTCGTAGGCAACACGCTTGAAACGGCTATGGTGCCAGTTACTGGTACTTCTAATCTGGGTAAAGCTCCAATACGTGAGGCGTTGGCAGAAGCGTCCCTGAAAATGGCAGGTAAAAATCCTACTCGTCAAGAAATCGTGAACTTCTCTCGAATGATGGACGCAGACACTGAGGCATTAGTCAACGTCTTAAACGGTGTCCATAACGCTATGACTAACCGCCGTCAAGCAGATAAGGCTATCCGAGCCTGGCACGAATTGATGGCGACAGGTAGCGACGCCGCACGTAACAGGTTGCACGCACTGGCTGAGCGTCAGCAAACATTGGCTCAGAAGTTGGTTCAAGGCTTTGAGGCTGGCGGTACTCCTAAGCAACGTATTGCTGCAGCTTTGACTGAAGCCGCTTTGCCATACGCTCGAGTGGCAACTAACACTGCTATAAACGCCGCATACAGGTTGGTTCCAAATAGAACTCTTATTGATGAGGTGCTATCTGTTACCAGGACGCGACCTCAGAACCTTGCCGCATTGATTAAAAACACTGCAGTCGACTATGGGGTTGTGGGTGTGGTTGCTGGATTGGTCGGCTCAGGAAATATTATATACAACAATGGCGACAAGACGAATCAACCTCGCGGTATCTTAATCCGTGTTGGTAAAGATGAGTATGTCCCAATTCGTGCAACTAATATTGAACCAGAAATCGCAGGTGCATATACGGCAGTAAAGATTGCTCAGGGCAAAATGACGGCTAAAGAGGCTATGGCGGCTATCTCAGACAGCTTGCCTTACGTAAGTAGCACTGACAACCTCGTAACTGCAGGAAAGTCGTGGTTAAATGGCGAAGGCGAAGAGGGCGACAATATGTACCAAGCGAAGAATTACGCCGTCAGCAACATAAAATCTCTCGTTCCGTTTAGTAACAATGGTATACAGCCGTGGCTTACGGGGAAGAGTGGTATCTTTAATGGCGATATCCTTAAGGGCAATATCTTGAAGGGCGATAGTTTGAACGCCAAGTCGTCTTATGATAAAGACTTTGGTAAGTGGGTAACGAACAGCATTCGTCAGGCTTACGACCCTTGGTTCCGAGAAACGTTGCCAGACAGCCGAGATGCCGCAGGTCGTGTACGTACAGTGGATAACCAAGGGGCGATTATTCATAAACAGATAAATGACCCTGTTAGTGCCGAGTTTAATTCGAGAATTGATGACTTAGTCAAGTACGGTAAAGAAAACGGTCTTGGTAAGGACGTCCGTGAAATGTTTGGTACACATAATACAGGCAAAGACAATAACTTCAGGTCTGTACATAATGCCATTACGTTCTTGGACGCAGACAACGGCAAGCCTGATAACGCTAAAAAACTTGAGAAGAATGGTAAGCTGGCTGATTTATCTCGCCAAATTAAGGACGGGTTCTTCGGTGATAGTGGCTCAGAACTGCTGAAACTAGATGGCAAGGAATTAAGGTCTGACGCGTCCATTCCGAATAAGTCAGGAAGTAAGAATACACAGCTACCTATATCAATGCAGTCAGTCCGAAATGCTATTGCTCAGACTGATTTACCAGCTGACCAGAGGGGGATTTTATATGACATCTCTACACAGAAGAATAACTTGTACGGTATGCTTAAATCTAAGCAGATTAGTTACGAGGAGTACAACACGGCTAAGACTAACTTGACGACAGAAGAGAACAACATATTATTGCAGTCCCCTAGCTACCAGAAGCTGAACAACTTTATGCACACCCTGAATAACAGTGGTTTCTTCGATGAAGGCGGGCTTGGCTCTACCAAATCTGGTCAGACATACCTGTGGAATGCCTTGAACGCTATGTTGGGAAGTAAAGGAACCACACCAGCGGCTGAGTACAAGGACGAGAATGGTATCAACGGCAAGGGGTACTTTATGCCATACGGACGACGCGGGTTCTTCGGATTTGGTGGTGGCAGACGAGGAAGTGGTTTTGGTGCTTCGGACAAGACTGACAATCGTGGCGACGCAGGTCTTCAATGGGGTGCGGTAAAGGGTCGCTCGATGGAGAATGTTGGTATGGGCAAATATACACCAGTGTCAATCAAGACCACTGTTAACGGAAGAATTAAACGTAATAAAACTCAGAATTACGATGGCGGGAGTATATAATCTTGTGTTACAATAAAGACTAAGAGGAACAAAAAATGAACATAAAAATTGAAGATTTAATTGAGAAACTAGAACAGAGCTACGACTTTATGCAAAAGGCGACGAAGGGGTTTGCTGAAAGGAACGAGCAAATCTTTTATCGTAAACCTCCAGCAGGGGAAGTCGATAGTAAAATGGACTATTCCGAATTAGTCGATAACACCTTGTCGTCTTACATAGAGAAAACGCCGAAGAATGTTATCCAAAGGCTACCGACATTCACCGTCGACGCTCACGCACAAAGCAAAGTGGAAGACTTGAAATATGAATACATTGCGAACAAGATTATCCTAAGGAACAATACTCCTGAGGGGTATTCGTTGCTACAAAAGCACTGGATAGCATTACGCAACGCTATGGCTTTTGGTGCTTGTGCTGTGTATTTACCATTCACCAGGAATAAGACCGAGTTCACTGTTGGTTTTGAGATTATCTTCTGGGGGGATTTGTTCCCTGAAGCTTACGCGTCAAGCATTAACAGTGCTAACTATATTCAATTCCGCACAATGAAAACTAAGACTTCTATCGAGAAGCTGATTAACGGCACGGACAAGGGCGACGCTGAAGACGGCAAATGGAATATAGAAGGGCTGAAGAAAGTCCTTGAGTATGGCAAGGGTGCGTCTTTGGGAAGTGAGGAAACAAATCATACTTATGCATCTTTACTCAACATTCCAGAAGGATTGTATGAGTTGTTTGTTTATGTAGATGACGATTGGATTATCACTTACCACTACCAGTCGGCGACTATTCTACGCGTAGTCAAGAACACCAGCGGTTACAGGCGTGTTTTGGGATTGTATTCAGACTTTGACGGTATAAACATTATGGGTCGTTCTTTGGTCGAGATGGGCTATGGTGCACAGCAAGCTTTGACATCATTACTACGTAACTTCATTTACACGGTTGACTATAACACGGAGCCTGCTAAGTTCGTGAAAGGTATAGGGCTAGACGAAGACAACTTCGAACTTGAAAAGGGCAATACGATGTTCCTCAACGACGAAGACGGCTCAATGCAACTATTGCCGATTGACACGACAGTTATTCAAAACTTCCCAAGTTTGTTCAGTCTGGTGAAGTCAGTGTTGCTATCGTCATTGCCAAGCTCAAATGACAGTTCTATCTCTGCAGAAGTTGGCGACCCAACTTATTCAAAGACGCAAGCGGGTGTGAATAGCCAAGACCGCAAGGCAGATATTGAGAACAACTATTATCGAAAGAATTATGAGCAGTTCTTTGAGGCAGTTCTTGAGGCTCAGATTAACATATACATCTCTGAGATAAGGAAGATAGCCGAGGCGAACGAACAATCTCAGTTGGTTATTAAACTTGATAGTGAATACATAAACCTCATAGAGCAGGAAGACCCTTCTCAGATTATAAACGGCGACAGCGTGATTATAGACACCAGTAAAGTCCAGCAGGTAAATATCTCTGTCGATTTCGAAAGTACTCGTCAAATGGCTAAGGAAGAAGACCTAAAGCGTCTGAACACATTTATGACAGGGTTCTTTGAAGTCGCTAAGGCAGACCCAAGCGTAGCTAAGGGCGTACGAGAAGCACTACCATACTTGATTGAGGAATTAACGAAGAGTTCCAACCTAGAAAGCAGTTCTAAGATTGCTGAAGCAGTCAAGGCGGGATTGGAAACCGCCAAACAAGAAGAAGCCGAACAGGCACAACTCGAGCAACAGGCACAACAAGCACAACAGCAGTCTGCTCAGATGGCGGAGATAAAAGCCCCGTCAGTTTCTATAGCATTTAAGGACTTGCCACCAGCAGGTAAGATACAAGCGGCGGCGAAATATGGCATTCAGTTGACTGAGGCTGACGTAATACCACAACCAGCATATCCACAGCCAGAGGAGGTAGAGTATGTATAACTCCAGCGAGGTTTTACAGAGGGGGGCGTATAGAGATACGTTCAAGACTGGTCGAGAGAAAGAAGCTCCAAAGAACATTACCGAAGTGGACAAGATAAGCAGGGTGCTTGATAAATACATAGCGAAATATTCATCGACAGTAGGTGTCAGGGAGGAGGCTAGGAAGAATAAAAGAACTAATGACCACCAGCTAGACCTGAGTGCCGATATCGTGGAAATCCTAACAGAAGTAAAAAACAAATTGAGGTAAACAAAAATGGCAACAGTAAAACAAATAATCGAAAAAGCATACACAAAAGTCAACGGTGAATACGAGCAGGTCATAGAGGGGAGCGACGACTTCAACACTTACTTGAATGTACTAAACCAATCTATGGAAGCACTTGCTCATATGCCATACATAAAGTGGCAGAGGTACTTTGATATAGATTATAGACTGCCAGAAAAGATAGAGCAGGATAAGTTGGCGTATACCATACCAGATATAAACAAACTGACCGTTTCAGACACTCCGTATGACTGTGTGAGGTTCATCGACGACCAAGGCAAGACGGTCGCAGAGTACAAGCTGGTTGACAACGCGAAGTTCAACGCGTCGGAAGGAAACGGTGTTTGTACGTTGGCTGGCGATAAAATACGGCTTAAGAATATTCCTGAGAAGTTGGTAGGTTGCGAGATATCTTTGCCTGTTTACCACGACCCGAAAGTTTACACTTCAGGCTCTGAAGAGGTAGATATCGACAGTGTGCCGTGGCTAGTAGCAACAATGTCTGCTACTTTATGCGACGCAAGCCCAGTACCATTTATTGCTCGTAACGCAGACAGATATTACAAACAAGCAGATATCTTTATGAAAGAAATGCGTAAGAGCAACAAACGAACACAAACACTAATAATTAAAAGTGCTATCCCGAGGGAACCTAAAAGAATAGCATTCAAGGATATGTGATATGGCTGACAAAAACTCTAACGCAATTCAGATAAAAGACCTTAGAAGCTGGAAGCGAGGGCAGATATCTTATTTCTCTAAAAGCCGTTTGCAGGAAGACGCTCTGAAGACCGCTTATAACGCGTTTTATGACTATGACGGTGTTGTCCGTCCACGTGGAGGGTTTTTGCACTCTGGCGTTCCAGACCTGCCAGAGGGGCTTACACCAGTTGGTTGCGACTTCCCATTTAAGAGAGCTGACGGAACAGAGGGTTTGCTAAATCTGTTCACTGACGGCACGAATACAAACTTGTATGTGCTAAAACCTGACAATTCAGAGTGGCAGAAGTTCGATATGGCATTCACAAAAACAGATGTGGCGTCATTTGCCCAGAGTAACGAGAATGTGATAATCGGTAACGGCGTGGACAAGTTTACCTGCTACAACATCAAAGACAATACTCTAAAGCGGTTCTCTAAAGTCGCCGACCCGACAAAAGCTCCTGAGGTAACGGCGAATAATGCTAGCGGTACAAATGCGTTTGACTACTACTACCGAGTAGCGTTTAACGGCGTAGGTGGCTCGACGAAGATGTCGCCAGCGGGTAAGATATCTTCATCTACTCTTCGCGACACCTGGGACGGTAAGAAGTCTGCTACTATCAAGATTGACGGGATTACTATCGATGATAATGCTACCAGCTGGAACGTTTACGTGGCGGTCGTTTCAGTCGGTACAGGTGCACCGTCTGATGACGAGTACTTCAAGATTGCTGAAAACCTGCCAACAACACAAAAGCAACATCAGGATACAGGCTCCACAACACTACTTAAATCCGCCCCTGTGGAAAACACGACAGAAGGTATTGTGGCGTGGTTTGTTACTAACATCGCAGGAAGATTGTGGGCGATTGATAAGAAAGGTATCGTCTATTGGGGTGGTGATGTTGGCAATGAATTGTACTTCGGTTCTGCTAACGGTTCAGACAGCTACCAGGTTGGCGATAACGGTACTGAAACACCTATGGCGGTGGCATTAGGACGAGATAACTCTGGTACTACCTGTATTAACTTATTGACACGTACTATGGCAGGACAAGGCGGTATCTGGGACGTTTATGCAACAACCAATACCACGACAGTCAATGGGCAGACATTCAGCGAGGGTACATACCAATTCAAGAAACGTGAGGGTAACGACGGAACAGACGCTCCGTTCTCTGTTATTCACGAGAATAACAACGTGTATTACCTGTCAATGGACGGGTTCAAGTCTACAGGTGTGAAGCCGAACATCTCTGGTATCCAGTCGACGGATATTATCAGTTCAGCTATCCGCGACCGCGTGCTTAACTTGTCGCACTCTAACTTGTCTAGGTGCTACGCGGCGTATTATGACGAAGCTCTGTATTGGACGGTGGCATATGGTCAAGAGAAAAACAACGAGATATGGGTATATGACATCTTACACGGTGGTATCTGGTCTATTTGGCGAATACCGTCAGACTGTATATTCCGTTGGGCGTCGACGAAGAAAGAAAGCCCAAGTTTATATCTGAGGCAGGGCAATAAGTTGCTCCGATACTACAAGAACTCTCGCAAGCATTATGATGAAAGTGGCATATTTGACTGTTATATAGAAAGCGGTCTTATACCATTCCACCAGAGTAACCTGGAGTGGGTGCATTTGCTCAAGGCTATCTGGCAGTTTGACTCAGCAATAGGGCTTATAGACCTGACTATCAATGTCCATTCAAAAAATGGTGATATATTGAAGACCAATAAGATAACCTTCGACCGTAGTAGTAGTAGTAGTAGTAGTAGTAGTAGTAGTGGTGGCTGGGACGCAATCCGCACTTGCGGGACAAATTGTCTTAAAGAGTGGGGCGGACGAAGATGGGACGAGCCTATCGTCAATTCATCAGACATCTTCTCACCGAAAGACAAGAAGATAGACCAAAAGATACGGAAGAATGCGGCTTACATAAGTTTCTCCGTGAGGTCAAACTCCGCCAATACATATTATGAATTATCGCACCTCAGCTTACTGTTCACATATATCGGTACGGGAATTGAGTTCTTAAGCCAGAAGGGGGTGATAAAAATCTAACAATATGATAAAATTAGTGTGTAAAACAGCAAAAAATAAATAAAGGAGAAAAAAATGTTACCTATGCCATTTATACAGGCAAAATCACGTGAGATTTACAAGCCAGGAGGCGGCGGCGGAGGCGGCGGCTGGGGAGATGACGCACCTCAATCCAGCGGCGGTGTGTTCTGGCTCGGCGAAGACGGAAACGTTTGGGTGAAGGGTGCAGGCGGCACACACTCAGCGGGTCGTTGGGACGGAAATACAACTAACTATTGGCAATCACGAGGCTTTTCATTTATCCCAAATCCAAACCCTAGCCGACGAGGTGGCGGCGGTTATGTCAGTGGTGGCGGTGGCTTCAGAGGCGGTTTTGGTGGCGGCGGTGGTTATTCAGCACCTGCGAAGAAACTTGACCAAGACCAGATAAACAGCTTGAATGGCTTACTCGGCGTATACGACGCGAAACGAAATACTCAGCGAGAAAAAGCTCGATTGACACACGACGCACACGTCAATGAAAAGCAAGAAGAGCGTACCAAAGAGAAGAAAAAGTACGACGGCAAGAAACTGTCGACAATGCAAGACTTTGGTATGGCTAAGAATGACACCGATATCAACACCCGAAACACGCTAGAGGGTCTTATCAGCTCTCTATCGACAATGGGTGTTGGCGGCTCACGTGCATTGGCTCGTCGTATTCTAAGCTCTGCTAACCGCTCGAACCGACAGGCGAACGCAACATACGCTAAGAACTCGCAAGCCCTAGACACAGCTTGGAACGAGTTCGACGCCGCAAACAGGAATGACTTGGCGAAGATTGAAGACCAATACAAGTATGACCTTGCAGAAGCAGACAAAGAGTGGGGACAGAACCGCCAAAACACTTTGTACAAGATGGCAGACGTATATAACGCCGCAGACAACCACGGTGAACGAACTCGCTTGATGAATGAGGGTAACGGTTTGAACGGCTACATCTCAAACGCTCGCTTCGTCAATCCACAATACACAGGTAAATTGAACGTTATGGCGGCTCCAGAATTGTCGAGCTACTCACAAGACATCGCTAAATACGATACGTCAGCTATCGGCAACGACGGTACGGAGTTGATTAACCCAGACGGAACGACAACCCCAGGAAACCTAGCTATCAAAGCCGTTGCGATGAGCGATAAAGACTTAGGTGTCAAGAAGCGAATTGAAGGCGAAGACCCTGTTTACGGAGTTTAATATGTCAGAAACGTTAGAAAAGTTCGGAAAAGCTAGTGCTAATAACAAAAAAGCTGAAGCAACTACAGTGAAGACTGCTCGCCAACCTGGCGAGTCAGTCCTCTCCTGTTTTGACCTGAGTAGCTTCTCGACAACTCACCCAGTATTCTTTGTAACCTACAAAAAAATACCAGACCCTGACAATGCAAAAGAAGTAAAAATCATCAATGAAACAAGCTGGCAAGCCAAGGTCAATCCAGACAACAACACCTTGACTAACCTGACTTTGGCTCCAGGGTATACAGATATTGGAAATGAAGTTGGCGATTGCGTTGAGTGTATTCCAACTGCATTTTGGGCAAATAGTCTTATTGACGGGTTGAACCAAACCCTAGATAACAATGGTAAGATAAAACCAGAGGCTATACCAAACGTTACAACAGCAATCAAAGAAAAGTCTATTACAGCCGACAAGATAGACTTTACGACAATACCAATGTTTTCCGCTACTACATCTAAATGGGAAGTTCTACCACAAAATCAGCACACTATCGTAAAGTACGACAGTGTAGTCTATGACACTGCAAAAATGTACGACACTAAGACATTCACGGCTAAAGTTCCTAAAGACGGTGTTTACCATATCGACGCAAGAACAGGTATAGCACAAGCTGGGTTCTTCTCTGGATATACCGCATGTATAAGCATATATAAGAACGGCACAATGATTAAAGAATCCAATCGCACCCGAGGTACTGATAACGACCGTCATTTGCCACGACCAAGTTTATCTGTAGATTTACTCTTAAAAAAGAATGATGAAATCAATATACGAGCATTCTGTAGCGACCAACGTGATTATGGTGGCGATAGTACTATCAGCGAATTTAGTATGCGACTAGTAGGAATAATCTAGTCTATTGTCCAATTGCTATCCAGTTAAAGTAATACGCACCCTCTAGCCAAGCTCCGTCAAAACGACGAATAGTTGCCTTAAATGATGAGTTAGTAATCTTTAATGCACTCATTGTTGCGGCACCCCATGTATCGAGCGGAGTGTCTGTCCAAGCGTCGTTGGGGTTGGGCGTATATCCGATGAATGTACAAGTTACTACGGGGAACGTGTCCTTCTTAAACTGATTTGTAAAATATATATCGGTGGTAGCTTCAAAGGCACGAGCAGTTACTAATATTCTGGCAGTACCACACTGTATATTCACAGGTTTATCGGTAGTTGTGTCATTGCGCTTTACTTTTACTTTTTCTGCAATTGGCATAGTCGTAAAGTCTATCTTGTGCGAACTAATAGACCATATATACTGTATTATGCTAGAATAATAAAAAGAGATATAAAATAAAAAAGAGGGTGTATGGATAACACAGACAAAGAAGTATCAGCAAAAGAGTTTGGAGCGTTGGGGGCAGACGTTATACATATTAAAGAGAGTGTCGACAGGCACACTGTTACGCTAGAGCGAATTGAAAATATCGCTCGTACCAATGTTACTCAAGCACAACTTAAAGCATACATAGCAGAACACGAAAAAGAATCAGAAGAAAAATACGTCAAACGCACTGAAGTCGAGGGCGTGATGAACTTTTGGAGCCTGATAACAAGCAACTTGGCGAAATTATTCGCTATAGCACTTGTCGGATTGGCTATTTACGCAACTAATAACTTAATTCAGCAAAATAAAGCGGTTACGGAATTACAAGAAGAAGTTCAACAAACTCAAGTGAGGAGGAAATAATATGATAGAAAAAGCCCTAGCTTGGTTCTACGCACGTAAAGGTCGAGTTTTTTATTCGATGGAAAGTCGGAATGGTCCAAATTCATACGACTGCTCAAGCTCTGTATACCACGCACTAAAAGAAGCAGGTCTTTTGCCTGCAAGCTACTGGATTGGTAACACTGACACCTTATTTGACGCCTTAGAGAAGAACGGCTGGGTGCGACTGTCTGAGGACGCTAACGGCGAAGCAGACACACAACGCGGCGATATCTTCATTTGGGGTATTCGAGGAAACTCTGGAGGTGCATTAGGACACACAGGAATGTTTGTCGACGCGGATAACGTAATTAACTGTCGCTATCAGGCAGGTATTGTAATAGACAACCACGACTGGCTATGGAGCGCGTCAGGTTGTCCACCATACGCGTTTTACAGGTATGTAGGTAAACCTCAAGAAGCTAAGCGTGTGGCACTTCCTGAAGTGTATTATGCAGATGAAGTAGCAACTGTATTCGACCTACGACAGATTAGATGTAACCGATTGATTGATGAGTTTGATTGGGAAGATAACGGTGTACCCGTTTCTGTGGCAGTGAGAACAGATAAAGACGGCTATCTACTGGACGGAGAGATAAATACAGGAGATTACTTCCGAATTGTCGGTAGTACAGAGGTACTAGACGAAACTACTGAGAACAACAAACGCTACCTACAGTTGAAAATGGCAGATGACGGAATTTGGGTATTAGCGGAACGAGTACGTGAATTAGCGAATGGAGATGCAGGCACACCACAACCGCAACCACGTCCTCAGCCACAACCAGCCCCAAAGATGCCAGAACTACAACAGGTACCTCAGCCCAAAGAAAAGCCGCAAGAGCAACCATTGGCACCACAACCAACAAATGAAGACGTTATGAGGTCTATCGGCAAATTAAGTCAAGATATCGCTAAGAATAAAAGTCTATTAGAGAAGATTATCGATTTTCTAATGAGTATTTTTAAGTTTAAGAAATAAGGAGGAAATATGAAAACTACCAAATATAATGCACTAGAAGAATTGCACAATGAACTGAATCGCGGCACACCAGGCGATGAAGTTTCTCTTAATATCGGTGGCAAAGAGGTACTGAGAGTCAAGTTTCAAACTGGCGGCACAGCTACCACAGAGCGCAACGGTGTATTTATTGAGGACTTGCTTATTGTAGCTTACTCAAAACTAGCAGACTACAACCGAGGATTGCCTTGTCGTGAAAACAGTTTAGCTCTTACGAAAATTGAGGAAGCTATTATGTGGCTGGCTAATCGTAAGGTTGAGCGTGAATCTCGCGGCGTGTACGGTACTGAGGAAAAATAGAAGGAGGAGATATGAAATCACTAGAAGCTCTAAAGAACATCAATTATAAAGACGTAGCTATTCGTGCTGGATGGACGTTTTTACAAACGTTTATCGCAACATTTTTGCTGGCTGGCGTAAACTTAGTAAATCTACTATTCGCGGCGAGTTGGCACGAATTATACGCCTTAACGATGGCTACCGCGTTATCTGCAATCGCGGCTGGGTTGTCTGCGGCTAAGACTATTATTCTAGACTTGGTGCGACAGATGAAAGAAGCTGTTGAGTAATTCGGAAATCCCGAACAACTGAGAATAACATTGTACGACATAAGAAAAAAGAGGCAAAGACGATATATCTTGCCTCTTTTTTTGAGTTTTCTGACACCTCGTCATCGAACTCAACCTCACACAATATTATTATACACTATTTTCTTGCATTCTTAGGGACTTTTCTTGTCGGATTGAATGTCCGCTGTGTTTGAATTGTCCTGGCATCTAACGGTCTTTTGCAGTTGCGACATTCGGCACGTTCTGTCTTAGCATTGAACTTTACCCACTCGCCGCATTCACGACAGAACCCTATTAAAGACGCTCTTTCTTCTGGAGTTATTTGGTCAATCTCATCGGTTGTCATAGTCGATAAATTGTTTCCACTCTGGCGGGATAACTTCCACTGGAACTTGTTTCTTATATGTCGGTATTAAGTCTATCTGTATTCGCATATATACCCTCCTTTATAGACTAATTTCCATATAGTAGGGGTTCGCGTCATATTTGTTCCCCCTCAATTTGTCCTGTCTTACACAATTATTGCCGCAAGCACGCTACTTCACTACTTTTTCATTTTTCCCACAGCCGCTACAATATAGCCAACCGCTATTGAATATTATAGCACTTGCTCGGTTGTCTTCGTGAAACGGACATCGAATACTCCAGCCTCGTGGATTATGCCTTGCTCGTGGGTCGTAAGACCTAGCGACCGCTTCTACGTCGTTGCTATCTATAGTCTTGTCTGTATATACAGGAGGGTGCCACTCCTTTTTGTATTTACAGAGCCTGTAAGCTTCTCCAGAAAGCAACCTGGCTATAGGTATATCTCTTACTATTTTATAGCTAGCACCGCACTTAAAGACGCTTCCTGGAGCTGTTATATTGCTATTGTCGCCTTTCAATTCAAAGTTCTTGCAGTGCCTGTCGTCATTGATGTTTTGGACGGGGATATCCTTCAATACCCAATAAAACAAGTGATAGCCACCACTCGGAGTTGCCACTGTAAGAGTTTGTGGTAGCTCCAAAGCCTTAAAGGTAGACACAACCTCGTCCCAGTTGTCTTTGTGGTCTAGGTCGACTGCTATAAGCTTCCAACGACCTGTCTTATCAAGCTGTCGGTATCCAGTAAGCAAGGCATTCGCCGTAGCTTTACTAGACTTTAATGGACGACAATTCTTGTCATCTGACCATTTGTCTAGTGTGTATCGGTTCTTCTTTGTCCCTTGCCAAGCAAATGACAATAAATCTTGCAGTTCATTCATACTGATTGCCCGATTATTTTTTTTGAGGCAGACACTTTCTTATTCCAGCACTTACCGCACCACCGAGCAGACTCTTCTTTACCTACTGCCCCGAATATTCCTTCACCTGGAGGGACGTACATCCGGCACCCCTTACAAATACTCTCCAAAATAATATGCCTGGCTTGTCGGTGGTAGCTACGTTCGAGTTCTTCTTTACATTTTTCTATGCCAACTTTCTCTTTTTCTATAGTAAATCTACACCGTTCGAACTCTCTTTCCATTTTCTCCAGATAGTCTGTTTTGACTATAGTGAATGGAAATCTAATGTCAATCTTCATCTTCAAGCTCCTTTACATCTTTGAAAAGACCGTTATATTGGCTTTTAATAAGCTCAAAAATCTTAGTATGGTTTTCTGTCATTTTGTCTTTTATCTGATTAACCATATGAGTGTATGGAAGCTCGCTTGGGTTTTCATACTCTGATTCAATAATTTTTGCCGCCTCTAATAGTGCGTCATTTTTTCTCAATAAAACTAGTTCTTGAACCATATCTAAAATTAAGAGTATCTGCCCGTCTATCTGCAACGGACTTTTGTGTTTAGAATCTCGTATAACTTCTTTTATCGCAAGATATAGTCGTTTCTCGTGTTTGTCCATTATTCTTTACTCTTTCTTATTTAATTCTTACTTTTTTAGAGATTTTCTTCATATGCTCTCTGTATTCTAATATGCCGTTCTGGTTCTCGTATATATACTGCAGGAGATTCTTCATATTCTCATCGGCGGACTCGGCAGCCTCTTTTACAAAAATAGACTTATAGTCTTTATAAAGCAGCTTGTACGGCTTTTTCTATCAGATAATATAGGGTTTTATATTTAGTAAAATCATTTTCCATTTATTCACCCCTTCCACGATTTAGGGTATTTTGGTATTCCTGAATCGCCTACGCAAAAGTCTGCACTTCTATACCCGTTTTTCCAGACATAATCTTTACCAAAATGCTTTTGACAAATTTCGTCCCTAGATAGTCCCTTTTCAGCCCCTATTGAACTGAAGATGAGGAATATAAGGATTCCTATAAACAACGCCATCCAGATAGACGAAAAAATACCCGCTTCCTTTATTTCTTCCCACAACTTAGTTATCCGATTTATTAAGCTTTTCATTTCTCCTCCAAGTTTGTTTCGTGAATATTACCGATAACTTTCAACGTATCAAGATTAACCCCCATAGTATCAAGCCCGGAGAAAGTGTATCGGAAATTGTTTTTGACCATTCGTAATCCGAAACCAGCTAAATTGTCTAACCACTCTACTACACCTATATGTTTGCCAGTTTTGCTAGTAAAAGAGCAGATATCACCGTGATAAATATCTTTACCGTTCTTGTCTTTCAAGCCTGTAAATTGTTCTATGATATTCTCGCCTTCCAGCATATCGGAAGGGCGCCTATACGCGGTAATCATAGCTGCAAGATTGTAAAGTACAATATCTCCGTTTGGCAAGATACACACCGAGTCATCTGGAAGATAATTCTTTAATAAATCGTTCCAAACTCTAAACTTAATTATACGCATTAGACTCCCTCCTTATTACCTTTGCTCAAATTACAATTTCTATGTGCTAATTGGCAGTTCTCGATTGTTGTCAAGCCGCCCTTGCTGACTGGTATGATATGGTCAATCGTACAATCTTTCATTGTTTCAATCGGCTTATTGCAGAGCGAACATACTGCTCCATTGTTATTGATTAGTTGTTTACGGATAAATTGCGTAGTGCGAGTTTCCCTTTTGCCGTAAACTCTGGGTGTCGGTATTTTGTAATTGCGCCCTTTAATCTTATGCTTCATATTTAATCCCCTCAACCGCAGAACTGGGGCAAGGCGACACCAATTTGTATATCATTAGTTAATTACTTTAAGGTTTGATGTCGCCAGTTGGGCAGACGATACACGTCGCATAGCTCCCTAGAACGCCGAGCAACGTTTCACTTCAACGGGACCGAAAAGAGCATCCCTAGTGCATATCATCTGTCCAGTTCTGCGGTTGATTTTAATGTTCTACTGGGCACAATCTGTACCCGTTTACTTGACGTATTTATCCTTCGAGCAAGTCAAGTACATAATTTTACGGTATCCTGGTTCAGCTAGATTAATAATCTCACCAAGACACATAAAATAAACAAGTCCATTCGGGGCTACTCGTATTCGTCTAATTCCGTGCGTACCTAGTTTCCATTGAATGTAATCCCAACCGAATAATTTATGCCATAACCTCCACACAAAAACTCCTTTCTGTTACTTTCGTTTACTGATACGACCGCCTTTTTTACCTGCACACTTTTTTACAAAGTGAGGACCGTCGATTAGATCGCAATCGCATTCGATATCTTGTGCAAATCCCTTGTAACTTCCGTGGCTTGCAAATGTAGCAGAGCCACCCTTTCGTCCGATTTCCGCATAGAAGTTCGGATTGCTTGCTAGGTTTTTTGCGGCGGCTTTCTTACCACCAATCGTATTGCCAGCCATGTTTTACTCCTTTACTCCAAAATATATTAGCCAATCTTCTCGGTTTTCTTTGATAGATTTCTCAGCGTCTTCTTTAGTCTCATAATATACTGGCTCTCCTCCGTCTACCCAGCTAGCTGGGTGTATTCTTAAACTTTTTGCTATATAGTCGTAGCCTATGTAGTAGCCGCCCCCACCGTCTTCGGAGTCTGGCTTAAATGTCGAGGTTCGGCGTAGTCTGACTTCTGCTAGTTTGCGCTCGCGGGCTAGCTCACACTCGCCTGAGGTACGATAGGTATTGCCAAACTCAAAACGGCTAAGGTGATACGAGTCATCTTCATCAAAATATGTAAAATTAGTATTGCCATTCTCATCAAGATACCAAATCTTATCACCTCGCTGAGGCTTCCAGTGAATACTGTCTGTCGGCTCTTCGATTTCCTCGAACCACTCTGTGAGAATATTCGGAAACTTTTTCAGGGTAGTTTCGTGGTAAATCATTATTATCAAGCCCGTTTCTGTGGTCTCTTGGTTTTCTGGAGTACCAGCAATAAGATTTCCCGTTTTAGAGATATATGCTAACTGGCCTGCTTTGAATGTGGGCAAATCTTTTAGAAGTTTATACTGCTTCATTTCCTCTCCTTAAAATAGCTCCAATTGCGTGGCGTAAATTGCACGACTAGCTAATATCTGGTTAATTCGATGGATTGTTCGCTCGCTCTCGTTCAGGTCGTTTAATGCACCTTCTTTCATCTCTAGTAAATCTGCTGTGTCGACTTCATCTAGTGATTGATAATCGTCCTCATAGTAAGGTTTTACTTCTTTCTCCATTTCTTTTCCTCCTCTTTCATCCATTCTTCATCTTGTTTAGCTATTTTGTGTTCTGAGATAGCTACAAAAATTAGCAGAGCCATAACAATTATTATCCAAATTAAAATAAACATTCACTTCCCTCCTAAGCATTGCCGTTCAATAATTCTATTATAGTCTTATCGTCCAAATTAGTTAAGTTATTATCGAAGTCTTTTTTCGCATTCAATGCTTTATAGATTGCCGCGTCAATTGTATGTTGCGACTTCAGTTGATAAAACACACATCGTTTCGACTGACCGTTCCTGTATGTCCTACCTTCTGCTTGTGAGTAGTCAATAAAACTGTAGCAAGGGCTTAAGAAGATGGTAGTGTTAAACTTCTGTAAGTTTAAGCCAGTGCCGCCAGATTGATATTGAACAATCATCACATCTTGGTCTGCGAACTTATCTTTCTTAGCTCCGTACCAAACACCGTGCTTAATACCTTTCTTCTTTAATGCCTCGCTCAACTTCTCAATCGCGTTCACGGTGTTGACGAATACCAAACAGTTGTCTAATCCTTCAATCTTCTCAACTGTCCAATTTATCTTTTCAGGTGCCATCTCAGCAAATTGACGTAATGCCCAAGTCAATTTCGAAGGGCTGTCGAGTACTTCTCCATCTTCTGTCATATATGTCTTTAGCATACTGACATATTCTTTTCGCTTGATTGGTATATCGACGCGAATGACTTGCTTCTCTGGTAGCTCCACGAACTCTTCTGAGCGACCTCTTAATGCAATACTATTCCACCATTTGACCAACTCATCTTTGTGCACATAATCGACTATTTCTGGGTAACCTTTAACTCTGGTTTCAATGACATATCGGTTATAGAACTCTGTCTTATTTTTGACTAACCCTGTAATCTTAGCATAATTCACTGCGTCTGCCCATTTACTCATCGGCGTACCGCTTAGAAGTGAATAACCTCGCTCGGTCAATCTACACAAGTAAAATGCTCCCAGACCTTGCTTACTTTGGCTATTCTTTATCTTGTGAGCCTCATCGATGATAACATAGTAATCTTTGTACTTTGAGAAGTCGATATCCTTGAACTTCTGCAAAAAACTGTAACCCTTGACCTGGAAGTCGTCGAACTCTAACTCTGATTTCTCAAGGTCGAGTTCCCAAACTTTGGTATCGCGGACAGATGCTGGACAAATAACTAAGACTTTGCGTGAACCTGTGCGGTATGCTCTGAATAGTGCCATAAGAGTTTTGCCAGAGCCGACCCCAGCGAATATGTATGGCTTATTCCCTAACCTCTTGAGGTAGTCTTCCTGAGATGGGTATAGCGAAAAACTCATAAACTTCCTTTCTTTAATATCTCACTTAATATTTCTTGAATGTTCTCTGGCTCGGCGAAAAAAGTGTCGTGCTTCATACCATTCAACTTAGCGTTCCAGTATGGTTGAAGTGGTTGCCTCTTTGCGTTCTTACCTTTCTTCCATTCGATGAGGCAATGATATCCATTCGGTGCTAGTAGTATTGTGTCGGGAAAACACTTCGGTACTCCTGGACTCGCTACACACTGAATGATAACCCAGCCTTTTTCCTTTAACTTCTCTTGCTCTTTCTTCTTAAAATCCCGCTCTAGCATATTATTCCTATATAGCCCGCATAATAGGCAACCTGGGTGCAAAGGTCTAAAAGAACGAATAGATTATCCCAAGTTGCCCGTTATGCGGGCTATACGCCCGCACTTTTCCTTAGAATGGAACTTCCGAGAGGTCTACATCTTCGCTGTCGTCAATCATCTTTTCAACGGCAGTTTTAGTCTCCTCTTTAGGCTTAAAGCTTAACAAAGACCTTTCAATAGAAGGAACTGTATTACCTTCTTTGTTTACGTAAGTTTGAGTCTTGCTTTCTCTAATAGATGCCCAACAGGTGAACTCCTTTTTCGCTTTCTTACGCTGGGCTAACATCTTGACCATTGTATCGAACAAGTCTTTAGCACTAAGAATGTTGCTCATAAAATTGCGAGCGTCATCTTTTTTATCCTGCTCAGCGTTGTGAACAACTAAACGGCTACAATTCTCAATAGTGTATGGCAAAGCTGCCTCGCTTAGCCACATAGTAACTTCAACTTTACCGTCAGCGTTACTGGCAGTAAACTTCATACCAAGTGTGCCTGACTTCGCACGTGTCAACTCGACCTTGTCTACTGAAACTTCGTGAACGCCAAGTCCGAGCCAATTACCGTTATTGTCGTTTAAGATGTTTTCCTTCATTTTAGCTGCCGCATCTTTTGCGACCTTGACGTCGTTATTTCCTAGTTCTTTTAATAACTCTTTCTGCAATTTTTCTTCGTCTGACATATTGTCCTCCTTTATTTATAAAAGTTTACTATTGCCTTGTCCAATTCTTTAAGGTCATTCGGGATGGTGTCGGCTTCAAACATTCCTAGTGGTGTTTTGATACCTGTACCATCAGTCCTCACCTTAAAGACGAACTCACCGTCGATAACTGCTGTTTCAATCACCTGATTTGTTAATCCTTCAGGGACGAACTTATCACTTACCATTTTACCAGTTGTTTTCAACTTCAGTAAGCCTTCGTCGTTTTGCTCGCTGTGAGCCAGGATGTAAAATCGCTGGTCTGTGTCTTTCTTCGTAATCAACTCGATGATATTGACCACGTTGACTGCCATCTCAGTAAACTTGTCGTATCCCTTAATGTTAGCTTTCGAAAACTCTTCAAAACTCATAAAGTAGTTGAAGTCGTCGATTACTATAATAGGGTTAGTGCTTTTTTTGATGACTGCCGCCAATTCGCCATAATTCTTAGCGTGGAATTGCGGAATATCGTTTTTGAACGGCAGTGGCTTGCCTGTGGCTGTGATGTAACCAACGCCGTCAGCCTTCTTAAGATGTCTTAGAGATGAACTTTTACCTGTTCCACTTCGTCCAAGTACAAATGTTAATTGTGCCATAACATAATCCTTTCTTTATTGATATTGTTGATACCTTGAGCTTACGTCAGCGGCGCATTGCTCTCCAATTTTTACAAACTCTTGCGTGTGCGACACAAGCTCTCGCTTGGTCATACCATTATATTTTTGCCCCATCGTGTTACCATAGCAACCGCAATACTCAACAACAATCGGGTTATTCTCTTCAAGACCTAAAGTAGACGCCGATTGTTTATAGCAGTCTTTCGTTGCCATTAAGAAGAGGTCTTTCTCGGATAGCTTCTCCTCTACAGGGTAATTAGTATGTCCAACGCTAATGAAAAAGCCTCTGATTGTTACGATAAGCAAAAACACAAGAAAACTCCACCAGATTTTGGTTAAGGTGTTCTTCATCTTCATCTCCTCGGAACAATTGTGTATGTCGTCCCGTCAGTCGTCCCGAGAGGGTAAACTGACGAGATGTGTGTTACGTCAATTTTCATATCTTCTAAAATCCTATATCATCTGGTATCACTACTTCTTCATTTTCAGCGATACCTTGGTTATTATTCATATATTGTGTGAGCAATTCTGGGTCAAAACTCTTCACTCCTAAATCGAACAACTCTGGCAAATCTAGTGGCTCGTGCAATCGCTCGTAAATCTGCTTGATGAGCTCGTCATTCCGCTCGATACGTATGATGATGTAATGCTGAGTTTTAAGGTTGACTACTATGTAATCTACCCAATCAGCTCCAGAAGCCATCATCTGACCCTGGACTTGCAATTCGTGCTTGTGAGGTATTCCATTCTCCATAATATCCATAAAGGTATTATCACCAACCACCTTGCATTCAAGTAGCCCTTTCCTTAAGGTCTTTGCCTCGACTACATTTGCGTCTGGTGTTGCGACAAACCAATCTGATATGTAAGAAAACGCCTCAGACAATTTGTTGCCAGTGTCTTTCTGGTACACCAGCTTAGCGAAATCTTCAAAATACACACCGTCTGCCATAGCTTTGGTCTGAAAACTATTATAAGTAACGCCAAAACGTCGCTCAAACGCTAGTTTCTTTAAGTATTCCTTAGCCTTAGCGGTAGGTGTGCCATCTCGCTTAGTTTCGAATAACTCGGCAAGCATACTCGCGGACGGCTTGCCCGCACGCTCTTTGTACCACTCAGCCGACCGTTGTGGTGCAGTTGATAATGTAAACTCTTTACTATAATCTACCATTCTCAATACTCCTCTAGCCTTGACCGCTCGGCGTATTCTTCCGCCAGCTCGGCTCTTAAGTCGTTTTCATCTTCTATTTGTTGCTCGGCTAAGTCTTCTAGTAAGCTCTCAGCCCCCTCTAACAACTCTGTGAACTCGTTGCGTCTTGATAACAACCAAGTCGCGTCTTGCTGATTCTCTAGTGGCTTGTAGCCGCTAAACTCCAGTACTTCTCGTAAAGTTACACTCATACATACCTCCTTTGCTTAGATATGCTTATTTAATATTATATGGCTCCACCAGTTGGGCTCGAACCAACAAACCCCTTCGTTAACAGCGAAGTGCTCTACCTATTGAGCTATGGTGGAATATATCCCAGAGGTTGTAGACGCTCGCAGTCGCCTACAACACCCTGATTGCCAAGCACGATGCACGGGTGGGCAAAAAACATCGCACTCAGCAATCAAGGCAAAACGATATTCAAGACGATTAAAGTCAACCGCATAACTGGGGCAAGGCGACACCAAGTGTATATCATTAAGTGAGTTAATTACTTTAAGATTTGATGTCGCCAATTAGACTAACAACCCATAGATGAAACGAGACCTGATTGTTAGTCCAGTTATGCGGTTGAGAATAAAACCGCGTCGTTTTGCTCTGATTATCCTAGTTGTTAAAGTTCATCAACCGTCCCTTGTCGCACAAGTCGCTAGGTTTTCCATTCGGTAACCTGTCTCGCTATTGCTTGACGTTGTTGTTATGTGGGATTGATAGCTCCAGTTTAGGTTGTGTGAGGTCGCGATTAGGATAGGCTCTCGGCGGTTATTTTATTAGTGGTTGCCGCTCCACTGCTTTTGCCGTCTAATCGCTGGAATGTCCTTTATAGCCTTTGCTTTTGCTATGTTCTTATTGTATCAAGCTCGTTCTAATTTGTCAACACTTTTTTTGCTTTATTTTTCCTCCGTTTCTTCTATCTCGCCTAACAATCTCAGTAAATCTTGTCCGTTCAGATAAACTGTACGTTCAATGATGTTGTAACCGTCTTTCAATATGTCAATTCGGTCGTCGTGAACTATTATAGTTTTACTCATCAGTTTTCTCTTGTTCAATCGCCTTAAGCTGTTGCCTCAATAAGTAGCCTGCCGTCCACGTTGTAGACGCGTGCATCTTTTCCGCAACCTCTTTAATCTGATTCAGAAGTTCTTCCTCAATCCGTATAAACTTCATCGGCTTTTTAGTTTTTTGCATATGGTTTCTCCTTCTGCCCGTTTTGTGCCACGGGCGGGGCAATTTTATTTAATCATTTGTGCTAATTAGTTCTGTGCTTATAAATTACCTCGTGCCCCTGCGCTTCTCGCTCAGCCATCGCCTCTAGCACCTCACGTACTTCTTGTGACATATAAGGGCGCGCAGCCCTAGCCCACTCCAGGGCTTGTCGGTATGAAGTCTTTCCCTCAAAAATCAGGTACAATTCATCCGCGTCGGCTTGTGTCAATCCATATGTCTTACGCCCAATCTTAAACTGATGTGCTGGTAACATTCTTTTCATTTTACAAACTCCTATCTTACTACGTTTTTAATGTCCCAACAATCCGCCTCTGTCCAGTTGCTGCCGTATTTTTCTAGTTCTTCCTGAATCGCCCAGAGGTCATACGCCTCAACCACGCTATAATCATCGTTGTCCATCACGTAAAGCGTCCCCAGGTTTTTCGATAGCTCCAGGTAGTACTTGCCATCTGGGTCTTCTGCCGCTTCCTTGACCTTGTCGTGTGTACTCTCTAGCTCTTCTAGTATCCGTGTCCACGCCGCAATCTCTTTATCGCGCCAGTCGTCTAGGATATCCCTAGCAAGAGGGTCATCTGGCGTGTTTAGCATATCGTCCAGCCAGTCCGCCATCGTGCAACTTTTCAAGGCTTCCTCCACGTCCTCGCTGTTGTATCGCTCCGCAAGCATAGACGTTATCCACTCTTTATAGTCCTCTAGCCCTGCTTGCGTCTGTAGGTATTCTTGTAGTGCTCTATTATTAGCCCCGTCATCTTTTGGGTTATACCCATCCCGCGCCATCTCTTTTGCGATATCTTCGATATTCATTTTCTAAAATCCTCTCTCTTCTCTTTTATCCTTTTATACCGTAGCAGACCAATTCCGCCCCGCCACGTTTCAAACATTCCTGGGTATTCTGGTGGTCGATATAGACCACCACCGCCGCCACCACCAGAATAACCGCTAGAAGCACTTTTTCGCGCTTAGTCATTCTTCTCGCCCTCTCTCTTAATCTTCTCTAGCGCTGTTGCCACCTTATTGACGTATACCGTCCACACGTATGGCACATTGCCCCGCTCTCTTAGATAGTAATGTACCCCGTCGATATTCTGCCACCACGGTCCATTCGCCCGCGGCGATATGTAGCGGCTAGCGCCAAACTTGTCGCCGTACCAGTCAACCATCGCATTCCACGCATCAATATAAGTACAGCAGAATGGACCGTCCATTACTAATTCCCTGCTCGTTCTACCGTCCAGCATCTCGCGTAACTCATCGTCGTCATACCAAATGTTAAGATGTTTTTTGATTGCTTGAAATTCCTGTATAGTCATCGTTCTACCTCTCTACTTCCTTTTTCACCTTGTCATATTGCTCGCGTGCATCCGCTAGCGTGTCAAAAGTCGCCCAGCCGTTGTCTAGTTTCCACTGTACGTGATACACGCCGTGCTCCATCAAAATCGTCGCGCGCTTGTAGCCATTCTCTACCGCCTCGATATACCCGCACGCGAACCCGTACGCTGATATCCGCCCGTCTTTAGTTTTGATATTGCTTCTAGCCATAATGTTTTGCCCTTCCATTTGACTTATTTTTGATAGTTATTCGTTAAGTGTTGACTATCGCACCTTGATTGATGTTGTGCTGTTTCCTTCTTAACTGTCTTTATTATAGCAGAGTGTATGCATAAATGCAATACTTTTTTGGACTTTTTTTATACTTTTTTTTATATTTTTGTTTATGGGTGAGTGTTGTAAATAAAACATAATAGAATGGGTAAAATGTCAAGGGTGAGTAACTTTATTTTATGTATTGTTTTATGAAATTACAGAGAAAGTTTTTTTTTTAAATTTTTTATTTTTTTTTCTTTGTTTT